GGAAAAGCGAGCATAGCCCCAGTAGGCTGGCCACCACCATAACCAATCGCCCCACCAACCGCAGTCTCCCCAGTAATCTGGCGCCTATAGTTGAAGGCGACCAACTCGCCACTTGCATACAATTGGGCCTGGGTAGGACGAACCCGAAGCTCAACGGCAACATTCGTATAGCGAGTGTCATTGGTCATGTTGGGAATGAAATCACTAGGCAGGCCAGAAAAGTTCAAACCAGTGACACCACTCGAAACATTCATTGTGCAAGTAGGATACTCGATAGCGCTACTAGAACCGCCACCGGCCCAAGAAGCATCAGTATAATGCACAGGAAAACCCTGGTAGTTGCCATAATCAGGGAGGCCGCCCGGGACAACCAAATACCGGTTACCAGGAACGGGCCACTGCTCCCCGGAAGGCGACTCGCCACCAGGAGTGGCAGGGTACCAAGCGTCCGCATTTGCGCCGATAAAGACACAACCGGACGCATTAGCGTGGGCCGTGCCGTACAACGTGCATTTGAACATTTGAGGGACCGAAGCAGACGCACCCGGAGCAGCCATCAGCGGCACGGGGTGCGGGTTCTTGGTCCTTGGGTTTGCGACCGTGTGCGCCCACGCCATCAACGCCGCCTGCGTCTGTGACGGCATAAACTTGTGCAGCTGGCTGTTCAATGCGTTGTACGGGGTTCCGTAGTTCTTGACACTGCCCACCGCGTCGTTCGGTCTGTTGATCACCTTGGCCTTTGACCTCCCCGTTGAGCTCGCGCTTGCGGGAAGCATCTTGTGCTTGGTTTGCTTCTTCTTTTCCTTTTTCTTGATCTCCTCGAGATCGTGGAGGACCTTCTTTTCTGCTTTGGACATAAAAACGACGAAACAGCTTGGGTCCTCTCTAAGAAACTTTTGTGGCTCCCAGACAGAGCCACTCGCATTGGGGAGAACGCATTGCTTAAACTCAAAGACGAGGTCAATCTCATCAGGAATCCAACCAACACGCTTAAGGAATTTCAAAATCTCCTCAAGCTCAAAGTTGTGCCTACACTCATACACAAACTGCAATAACTCAGTCTCATCATAAGACTTCATCAACAATCTATAGAGGGAGCGTGGCCACGCGCTCAAAGACGCATAGCCTGGATCTCGGTACTCATGAGAAGTAAACTCAAATTTCTCGAGAGGCTTAATCGTAACATGCTCAGTCAGCCTAAAACCATACTCAGCGTATAACGCCTTCCTCGCTTCGAAACCCCCAAGGGAAGATTCGACACAGTCGTCTCCCATAGCGATCGCGAAGCAATCTCTCTCACTCCCTCCGAGATCAAAAGTGACCTCATAGGATAGTAGAACACGCATAACGGAGTTGAGATCGGCTGTTCGGAATGAACCGGAAGCCATAACCCCAAACCCCCTCTGCTGGAAAAGAGCACCAGATGATGTGCACCACACCTTAGTAGCAAGGCACCACGTCACATTGATCATCGCATTCCGAATTAACTCGGGAGGATTCATAACGCGCAGATGCACATTGTTTGCATTCATCATTCGGCCACGCAAGACACTGAAATCCCAACCACTCACGTCGTCGTTATCCAAATCCTGTGCGGCCAATTTGGCCTGGAC